GGGCACCGGGGCTCTCTCCCCTCGGCGATCAGGCGAGGGTGCTCGCGTGGTGGATTCGGCCTACGTGTTCTGGAGGAGGCGGAACCCGAGGTCGTTGATGGAGTCCGCACCGTGGCGGGCGTAGGCGAACCAGCCGCGCTCGCCGGTGGGTCGGTTGTTGGTCGTGCCGAACACGTGCGGAACGAGCTCGACGGACATGCCGACCCGGTCGACGATCAGGTAGTTCCGGAAGTCGCCGACGACGAGGATGTTGCTCGCACCCGTGGTCCCGGTGAAGTCCGGGAAGTACGAGCTGAAGGCGACCGGCCGGTTCCTGATCTGCTCGATCTGGCCCGTCAGGTCGACGGTGAAGAACGACCAGTTGTTGGCGTTCGCGAACGAGGCGACCTCGTTGGCGACGTCGTAGTTCATGACCCACGTCGCGTTGGCCTTGTACCGGTCCGGCAGGGCGCCCCACACCTTGTTGATGTCGGTGCCAGTGAACGTGCCGTCGGTCGTCACGGCGACCTCGACGGCGGCGTTCGCGTCGAGGGCGGTGAGGATGCCGAATGGCTGCCCGGAACCCGACCCGGTTGCGAAGGACTGCGCCTGCAGCTCGTCGTAGCCGGACATCAGCAGGTCGGACATCTCCGAGGCGAAGCCGGGGTAGTCCTGACCCACGCGGATCGAGAACGGGATCCAGCCGCGCGCCTCGTGGACGTGCACGACGGGCTGCGCGAGGGTGGGCGAGTCGTCGGAGACTTCCGAAGCCTCCGGGTCGTACGACCACGTCACGCCGGCGCTCGAGACGCCCCGCCACTCGTCGGTGGTGATCGTCTCGGTACGAGCGAGCCGACGGAACGGGTTCAGCGAGCCCTGCGCGGTGAGGATGATCGCTGGGTCGATGAGGATCGGCACGCCGAAGCCGCCGGACGCGTCGGTTCCGCCCGACATGGCGCGGAACTCCGCGGCGTCGTTCATCGCCCGCGCCTCATCGGTCGTCAGGACCGGATTCGGCTGGGTGACCATCTTCACGAACGCCGACCGGTAGTCGTCGTTCTCGGTCAGCAGCATTAGGCGGCTGACCTTCGACCCGTCGAGGTCGCCGGTCTGCGTGCGCAGGACCCGGTCCACCTTGGCGAGCTGGTCGTCGTTCAGGTGTCGGGTGTTGTCCTTGCCCTCCACCAGCTTGAGCGCACGGTCGCGCGCCTCCATGCGGGTGAGAGACCGGACCGCGCGTCCGTCGAACGGCTCGACCCTCTGCATGATCTGCGGTACGCCGCGAACGGCGCCGTCGCCGTGCTCGGTCGCCCCGGACCGTGCCGAGAATGACGCCACCCGGTCACGGCGGCGGGCGATCTCCTCCTGCGCGCACCGCTCGGCCTCTTCGGCCTCGGCGATCTGCCGGGACACGTCGGCGTGCTCGGTGTCGAGCTCGTCCCAGCGGGTCTGCTGCTCTTCGTTCAGCGCCGCCTCACCGACCTCGGTGTGCAGCGCGCGGAGCTCGTCCTCGATCTCGACGAGTCGAGCCCTCATCTCCTCGAGCGTGTTCACGCTGAGGCTCCTTCCTTGAGGAACGGGTAGAGACGCACACGCCGTTGCGCGGGCGTCATTCCGCCCGAGTGGCCCTCGTGGTTGGCCGGCTCGTCGGTTCCTTGCGATGCGGCTTCCAGCGCCGCCAGAGTGGCCTCGTCGAAACGCTCGACGGCCGGCTCCGGGTCGCGGGAAGTGCGAAGTCTGCGGGCGCGGGCGAGGAGCTCGTCGACCCTGTTCGGGTCGCGCTCCCTCATCCGCTGGTAGTACTCGTCGGTCAGCGACCGCTGGATGTCGGCTGTCGCGGCCGGGTTCGCCGGGAATGTCACCGGGCCGAACTCGAACAGCCGGACCTCCTTGATCGTGCGCTCCGGGATGCCCTGCGGGTTGTAGTCGGACGGGTCCGGCTCGTCGTTCCATTCGTCCTTGATGACGCGGAACATGAACGACGACCCGTAGGCGCCCGCCTCCAGCCCCGGCAGCAGGTCGCGGTTGTAGGAGGTGTCGAGCAGTCGGACGTCGCCGACGGCGGCGTCCTTGTCCTCGCGGATGTTCTCCGGGACGCCGAGCACCTTGTCGCCGATGTTGAAGTCCATGCCGTGGTTGAACAGCACCTTCACCCGGTCGGCGTTCTCTCGGATCGTCTTGGAGAACGCGCCGCGGACGGTGCGTTCGAGAAACTTCCCCTCGAAGAACGAGTCGATCTCGTACCAGACGTTGAACGGGGAGAACCGCACCACCATCGTCGGCATGCCGGCCGCGGCGCCGTCCTCGGAGTCATCGGCGCGCTGCACCCGCACGGTCGCCGGCATGGCGCGCACGATGTCGAGCTCACGCAGAGTTTCCATCAGCTTCGTCCTCGTTGTCCGGCGCAGCGTCGCCGCCGCTGTCCTGGTCCTCGTCCTGGCCCTGGTCGTCCTCGTCGTCGGCAGGCTCGTCCGACGTCGGTGCCTGAAGCTGCACGCTGAGCTTCCCGGTGTGCTTCAGAAGGTTCATGTCCTGACCGGTGACCGCGGCGACGACCGATGCCGGCTCGAAGCCACCGTCGACGAGCTGGCGGATCGTGTTCGCCTTCACCTGCTCGATGTCGGCGGCGTCCTTCGCGTCCTCATGCAGCAGCGGCATGTCGGCGACGTCGTACCAGAGCTCGCCGCCGTCGGGGACATCGAGGATCGTCTGCAGGCAGGACGCGAGATCCTGCAGCGTCGGGAAGACCCATGTGTCGGCGAACGAGCGTCGAGCCTGCCCGAAGTTCCCTGCGTTCAACGACGAACCGGCCAGCCCCTCGGAGATGCCGAGCAGCGGCGCGGGGACCCGCGACAGGAACGCGATCCGCGTCTCGCCGGCGCCCTGCGTTGCCTTGAAGTCGAGCTGCTTCAGGTCCGCGCCGACCACGGTCGCATCCGCGCCCGCGGTGAGGTACATCGTGCGGTAGGCGTTTCCGAGCCCCGTGTGCCGCCTCTCGATCTTGTCGACCAGCTCCTCGAACTGCTGCGGCGTCAGCGACGCCGGCAGGCCTGTCACCACCAGGTTCGGGGTCGCGCCGTGCTCGAAGAACTTCAGCTTGTGCTCGGTGGCGGCCATGTCGCCCTGGATCTCGCGTAGCGCCGGCGTGATCCACGACATGCCCAGGCCGGCTGCCTCCGGGTCCGGGATCGGCGACCAGTGCGCCACCTCGTCCGGCAGCAGCACGTGCATCGGGTTCCCCGACTGTAGGCCGCCGTTGACGTACACGTAGCCGAGCAACTCGGCGTCGAGGGCGTGCGCCGCCTCGTCCGGCTGGAGCTCCGACCCGTACACCACGACGACCCAGTCCGGCCGCAGCACCCGCAGCCGGTCCTGGCCGCGGTACACATAGGCGTTCCCAGCTAGGCCCGCGTGCCACTCCATTCGCGACACCAGCTCGCCCGTCGTGCCGTTCGGCCACGGCCGCTCCAGCACCGCCAGCGCTGGAGTCCCGAACTTCCGCCGCGGCGTACGCGTGTGCGACGGCGGGTTCCGCCAGGTGAACCGCGCCTGCGACAGCGTGAGCGCACGCACCATCTGTGCGGCGAACGCTGGCGGTGAGCGGCGCAGCGCCGCCGCGTGGCCCGGCAGCGACGAGGAGAACTCCTGGACCTTGCTGTACGACCACGACGTGTTCAGCCCGTACGGGTACTGGGTGCCCTGGAACGCGAACGACGGCAGCAGGTAGTCCTGGATCCAGGTGTCTATGCTGTACCGGCGCTCGACCTCGCCGCGGCCCAGCTCGGAGTTGATCCGCTCGAGCAGGCCCGCCATCAGCCGTCACCACCCCGCGGTGAGCGCGCCTGCCGCCAGCCCAGCCTCAGTGCGGCGCCACACCAGGCAAGGGCGAACCACAGCACCTTGCCGACGACCGCGAGCATGAGCACCGCCTTGCCGGCCGTCCAGCCGATCGCGAACAGGATCCCCGCGACGAGCGTCAGCACGGTGCGCCCGAAACGCACCTCGCGCGCCTCAGCCGTGATCCGGTCCACCGGAACCTGGCCCAGGGCAAACGCCATCGCCGAACTCCTATCGCCAGGAAACGTGGAACTGCTGGGGTGCGGCAACGGCAGGCATCGTCATGGCGGCCTCGAGCGCGAGCACCGCGCCGATGCCGGCGTCGATCTTCGACTTGTCCGGACCCTTCACGAACACGTACTTCGTGCGGCCGTCGTCGTCCTCATCGCGGAGCCGGACCTTCCGCTTGTGGAGCGCCAGGACGTGGCGGGTCAGCGTCGTCGAGCCGTCGTGGCTGAACGTGCCGTCACCGTCCACCGCCACCAGCCAGCGGTCGCAGGCCTTCGCCATCCGCGACGGCTGGTTCGTGTCGAACATGACGACCCGGTCCTCGCCGTACTCCTCGGCCCAGGCCTCGATCTCGGTCTGCCACCGCGGCG